CAGCAACTCACTATTTGCCTGATGGCAAGGTCTACAAGGGTGAACTGCACAAAGTAGGCAAAACTTTGATGACGGGTGCAAAGCACACACCATCAAGTAAGGTCTTGACGCACACGCCACCCAACGAAGGCCAAGAAGTGAAAGACCCTCAACAGTCTCTCAAGGATTGGAGCAAGCAGAAATGGCGCACCAAGAGTGGTAAACCATCCTCCCAGACGGGTGAGAGGTATCTGCCAGAGGCGGCAATCAAGTCTTTGAGTGCTGCTGAGTATGCGGCAACCACCAAGGCCAAGCGCAAGGGCAGTGCGGCTGGTAAACAGTTTGTTGCTCAACCAAAGGCAATTGCAAAGAAAACGGCAAGATTTAGATGAGGTAACAGATGAAAACTCCTGCATGGCAAACAAAAGCTGGTCAAAATCCCAAAGGGGGGTTGAATGCCAAGGGGAGAGCATCTTATAATGCAGAAACTGGTGGCAATCTCAAAGCACCAGTCAAGTCGGGGGACAACCCTCGCAGAGCAAGTTTCTTGGCTCGAATGGGTGGAAATGATGGCCCTGAGTTCAAGAATGGTGAACCAACGAGACTGCTTCTTTCGCTAAAGGCATGGGGTGCAAACTCCAAAGCTGACGCAAAGGCAAAAGCTAGAGCAATTTCCGCAAGGAACAAGGCAAAGGCGAAATGAGAGCATTATCAGTTGGTGCAAACCTAACAGCAACAACAAACACAACTCTTTATACAGTGCCTACGGGGTACTATTCAAGAGTGGTATTGCTTCGTGCCACTAACGCCTCTGGATCAAATAAACACATTACATTTGATTGGGTAGATACGTCAGCATCTGCCACATATTCGCTTGTTTACCAAACAGCAGTTACTTCCAAAACAACTCAAGATTGGGGCGGCGTATCCTATTTTGTGATGGAAGAAGGCGACATCCTTAAAGCAACATCAGAATCGGCATCAACATTTGCCGTTGCAGTCACCATTGAAGAAGAAGGGTTGACCAGAACATGACCTACCTTGAACTTGTAAACGATGTATTGATTCGGTTGCGTGAGACAGCAGTCTCAACTGTTTCCGAAACATCTTATTCTTCCTTAATTGGGAAGTTTGTAAATGATGCCAAACGTCAGATTGAAGACGCTTTTTCTTGGAATGTGCTTGGTCAAACCATTACAGTTACCACTGCATCATCTACGCCAGCTTATTCTTTGACGGGTGCTGGTCAGAAGTTTCAAGTGATGGATGTAATCAATACCACAAGCAATGTTGGGCTTATGAACATCAGTTTTGTGGACATGAACCGCAAGCTAAACTTTACGCCACTTGTCAATTCAATACCCACAGAATTTGCTTTTGATGGTGTTGATGGTAGTTACGACACCAAGGTCAATCTATACCCAATACCAGATGGTGTTTACACAATCAAGTTTGCTTTGACAGTGCCACAAGCCACATTGTCATCAGATGCAACTGTTGTTTCTGTTGCTGACACTCTGGTGGCTCAGAATGCTTATGCTCGCGCTTTGATAGAGCGTGGTGAAGATGGTGGATTGACTTCATCTGAGGCATACCAGCTATATAAGGGTATGTTGGCTGACTACATTGCCTTGGAAGGCACTCGCTACCCTGAGAATCAGGAGTTTGTTGCGATATGAGTCAACAAATACAAACCTTTAGCATTTCAGCGCCAGCACTTTATGGGCTGAATACGCAAGATTCACCTCTTGATCTTGCTGCTGGGTTTGCTTTGGTTGCGACAAATTGCATCATTGACCAATATGGTCGCATGGGTTCACGCAAAGGTTTTTCAAGGGTTAATTCATCTAGTGGAAATTTAGGCGCTAATGACGTTAAGGTTCTCCATGAGTTAGTTCAAGCTGATGGCACTTTGACTGTATTGTTTGCTGGTAACAACAAGTTGTTTAAACTTGATGGGTCTAATGCTGTTGTAGAACTTACTTATGGTGGTGGTGGTACAGCACCAACCATAACCGCAAGTAATTGGCAAGCAGCATCTTTAAATAACATCACATACTTCTTTCAGTCAGGGTTTAATCCACTGATTTATGACCCTGCTGTTAGCACTACAACATTTCGTAGAGTGTCAGAAAAGACAGGTTATGTGGGCACTGTGCCTGATGCCAATATTGCAATCTCTGCTTTTGGTAGATTGTGGGTAGCAAACACTACAGCAAACAACGCTACAGTCTTTTTCTCTGATTTGATTGCTGGTCATGTTTGGTCAACAGGCACATCAGGTTCTTTGAATGTAGATCGTGTATGGGCAAATGGCTCTGATGAGATTACAGGTCTTGCTGCACACAATGGTTTTCTGTTCATCTTTGGCAAACGTCAAATTCTGATTTATCAAAATGCCACTACACCAGCATCAATGTCATTGAGTGACACTGTTGAAGGTATTGGTTGCATTGCTAGGGACAGCATTCAGACCACCAGCACTGATGTGCTTTTCTTGTCTAACTCTGGTGTTCGTTCTTTAATGAGAACAATTCAAGAGAAGTCTTCTCCTGAGAGAGACTTGTCTAAGAACATTCGCAATGACTTGATGACTGCGGTTGCTGGTGAGACATTGGCAAACATTAAGTCTGTCTATTCTGAGCGTGAAGCGTTTTACTTGTTGACTACGCCATCCATAGGTAATGTATTTTGTTTTGATACAAAAGCATATTTGCCCAATGGTGCGGCAAGGGCAACAACTTGGGATTCGATAACACCAACAGCTTTTTTGTCTCGCCGTGATGGTAGTTTGTACATTGGTAAAAATGGGTATGTGGGCTTGTATAACACCTATCAAGACCATCAATCTTCATATCGTATGTTGTACTACACAAACCATGCAGACCTTGGCAATCCAAACCAAACTTCTATTTTGAAAAAGTTGTCTATTGTGGTTATTGGTGGAACAAATCAGAATGTTACCTTCAAGTGGGGATTTGACTTTAAGACAAATTACCTGTCTGCTGATGACTTGATTCCATCACAAGGAGAGTCTTACTATGCTATTGCTGAATATGGTGCAAATGCCACAACAGTTGCCTACTATTCTGATGGCGTTGCATTGCAGACATTGACAGTTTCTGCATCTGGGGCCGGTAAAGTTGTCCAAACTGGATATGAAACAGACATCAATGGAACTGCGTTGTCTATTCAGAAGATTGAAATTCAAGCCAAAAATGGCAAACTGAGTTAAGGAGTAACTATGTCCAATTACACAAAATCAACAAACTTTGCCACTAAAGACGCTTTAGTAAGTGGCAATGCTTTAAAGATTGTCAAAGGTACTGAGATTGATACTGAGTTCAACAACATTGCTACTGCTGTTGCAACTAAAGCTGATCTAGCAAGTCCTACCTTTACGGGTACTCCTACATTGCCTACGGGAACGATTGCAGTAACTCAGTCGTCTGCTAACAGTTCTACTGCTGTTGCTACAACAGCGTTTGTGCAAGCAGTGTTATCGACATTACACCCTGTAGGTTCAATCTACATTAACGCTACAAACAGCACTAACCCTGGTACTTTGCTTGGGTTTGGCACATGGACTGCATTTGGTGCTGGTCGTGTCATGGTTGGCTTTGACTCAGGCAATGCGTTGTTTGATGCCGCAGAAGAAACTGGTGGTAGTGCTAACGCCACATTGCCAAGCCACACCCACACAGCAACAGTTACAGACCCAGGCCATACCCACGGGATTGGCGGCTCGCTCTCGCTGCCCACAACTGCTGCTCAAGCATACCCTGCGGGAAACGGCGCAACACCACAGTCAGCTTCTGCATTTACTAGCATTAGTGTAGCAAACAGCACAGAAGGCGCAAGCGCAACAAATGCCAACTACCAGCCCTACATCACTGTATATATGTGGAAACGCACAGTATGATTACAGAAGAAGTCACACAAGTCATTGATGGAACATTGGATGACATTGAAAACTTTGACGAAATTTCGTTGGAGCATTGGGAATATTTTAAGAACAAAAAACCAATTTTCAACAAAGAGTATCTTGGCAAGTTGCGTGTTGTGATAGCAAAAGAAGATGACAAAACAATTGGGTATGTGTTTTATGGTTTGTTTCAAAGCCCATACCATGATGAAATCTGGTGTCAGATTGATATGTTCTTTTTGAGTTCATCACACAGAGGCAATGGGATAGGAAAGAGAATGTTTGAACTTGTTGAACAAACAGCAAAAGACAATGGGTGTAAAAGACTTATTTCAAGCTACAACTTGAAAGAGTCTTTAGAAGTGTTTTACGAAAAACTTGGTTTTAATGCTACTCATGTAGCGGTTGCAAAGGAGATTTAAAATGCCATTTTCAGCAGCACTAGTAATGGGAGGCACAAGTTTAGTTGGTGGATATATGCAGGGAGAAGCCGCTAAAAAAGCGGCAGAAACCTCTGCACGGGCACAACTTGAGGCGGCACGAATTGCTGCTGATGCGGCTAGGTTTCGTCCAGTTGGAGTAACCACTCGCTTTGGAGCATCTAACTTTGGGTTTGACCCATCTGGGAACCTATCAAGTGCTGGTTACACAGTATCTCCAGAACTCAAAGCCTATCAGGATAGGTTGATGGGATTGTCTGGTGGCGCACTATCCCAAGCAGAGATGGCACAACAGCAATATGCACCACTTCAAGGTGCGGCGCAGGGCTTGTTTGGGTTGGGTCAGCAATACTTGGCTCAGTCTCCAGAACAGGTTGCCTCTGATTACATGGCAAGACAACAGAACTTGTTGGCTCCAAGCCGTGAGCGTCAAATGTCTCAACTGCAAAACACTTTGTTCCAGCAAGGGCGTGGTGGTTTGTCTGTTGGTGCAACAGGTATGCGTCCAGGCGGTGGTGCTGGCTTGGGTGCGGCATCTCCTGAAATGGAGGCGTACTACAACGCAGTGGCTCAACAAGATGCGGCATTGGCGGCACAGGCACAGTCTGAAGGACAGAGACAGGTTGCCTTTGGTGCTGGTCTGTTTGGTACTGGTTCTAATTTGCTAGGCAATTACCAGCAAGGTCAAGTTGGCGCATTGTCTCCATTCCAGTCATATTTGAGTGGGGTTCAAGGCATTGAAGGTTTGGGTCAATCAGCTTTGGACATGGGATCACTGTTAGGCGGTAGGTCTGCACAGTCTGGTGCAAATGCTGGCAATTTCTTGCTAAGAGGCGGTCAGGGTGCGGCAGAAACTGCTAGATATGGCAATCAATACGATCCATTGGCATCTTCTTTACAAGGTCTTGGTCAGAATCGTCAATTTGGTCAAGCGTTGGCAGGTCAAGCATTAAATATGCGATATGGAGCAGAAAATGTTTATGGCCCATATGGTCGAGGAACAATTCCAGAATTGACAAATTACGACACTTAATAAGGAATAATCATGGCAACAGATATTGTTCAAGGATTGTTTGGCATGACACCAGAGTCGTACCAGCAACAAAGAGATGCTGCGGCATACGAACAAGCAATGGCATTTGGACGCATGGATCCAATGCAAGCGGCTCGCACATCCATCTACTATGGCGCTAACCAGCTTGGTGGTGCTATAGGTGGAATGCTTGGTGCAGAAGACCCACAACTAGTCAGGATCAGACAGCAACAGCAAGTGCTTTCAGGATTGGACTTCAATGATCCTCAGTCTATTGCTCAAGCGACTATAAGAGCAAACCAAATGGGGAACCCCCAATTGGCTTTGCAATTGACTGCTTTGGGTGATCAGGCGCAAGTCAGATTGCAACAGGCACAAGCACAAAGACA